GGGCGCCTAGAAATTCTCTAATTTGTCGACTTCTGTCAGATCGTCAAGGACTAACAGAAAATAGCAACCTTGTCTGCTTTCCATTTTTCTCTTCTCATGTTATGTTACCCGTCAAGGCAGGTGAGCTAGTTTGGCTTTTCATGGAGCTGCCCAACAGGCCATTTTGGATTTCTAGAATTTCTGAACCTCTTCATGTCGAAGATGTCAATTTTACACATGGTGAAAGAAGAATCAATCGTGTTTTCAAAGGTGACATAACAGGTTCATTAGGGAATGATGGAAGTGGAAACTTCGATCAACCCAGAAAACTAAAGTTTCAAAATGGAAATCCCTCAAAACCAGAAACTGCTCCCATTTTAGGAGATCAAACTGCATTTGAAAAAATTATCACAGGCTCGAAAGAATTTGGGTTGACTGCTCTAGAACCTGTTCCTCGCGTAACAAAAAGACCGGGTGATTTAGTCATACAAGGTTCAAATAACACTGCAATTAGACTTGGCACAGAAATGGGCTGGAATGTTGATGCATCATCTAGGCCACAGAATACAACCGAAAAAAGTATCGCGACAACATTGCCTTCTGGAGACACTCAGCTAAAGACTGGGTTGGGCGCAATTGACATTGTTGTTGGTAGAGGCAGATACTTTCAAGATAATGCAGCGGAAAAGGCTATCGCTGATAAAGGTTCAGGCAATGCTCCAAAAAAATCTACCAAACCTTACATCGAAGAAACGGTCATTGCAGGTGCGTTTGAAGTTGACAAAAATGTTGGCACGATTCAAGACGAGGCAACATCTAACAGTAAGGGAAACAGTAAGACAAATCCTCAAGAAGGTGATCCTGACTTCTTGGTAGATGCTTCGAGAATTTATGCTAGTAGCAAGTCAGAAATTGACAAAATGTTAGGCACAGGTCCAACAGGTGTTGCCACGGCTTTTGAAAATGCAATTACTGATCAAGTTGGTCCATCTATTGCAGTAAAATCTGATCACATTAGAATTGTTGCAAGAAAAGCACCTTTGAGCAGCAGGTCAAGTGTTGAACCAGATGATGTTGCGAATTTGAATCCTCCTGTGAACGGGAGCATCAGAATCATCAAGGAGGGAGATCCAAGTTCTGATTTGGCAACCATTACTATCGAAGCAGATGGTACAATTCAAATTAGCGGTTCGAAAATCTACATCGGTAGAAAAACTGATGATGGCGGTGTAGGTACAGGTCCAGGTCCAGGAGAATCTCAACCATACGTAAGATATCAGCAGTTAGAAGATCTTTTGACAAAAACTTATGATGACTTGAAGAACTTCATTCAAAAACTATCAGTCAACTTCAACTCAAACACAACTCCAGGTTTTGGCGGTCCTAATCCTGCTTTGCTAAAATCCGCAGCAGATGAGTGTGCAGAACTTATGTCAAATCTTGACACCAGAAAAAGTGAAATTGTCAATCTCAAATCTGAAAGAATTTTTGGAGAATAACAATGCCATTAGCAGTCGCAAAAGGTGATTTGGAACAGGAAATTTTGGCAGCATTCAACGAAGCCCTGCAAATGGCGAAAGACGCAGGTGAAAAAGATGATAGTGCCAACATCAATGCGCAGCTAGCTGCTAATTTAGCGGCAGCAATTCACAATTATGTTATTTCTGCCAAAGTCAACATTACGGATGTCAAAACTATCGTGCCGCCGGGTGTTCCTGTTGTAACTGCTGGTACAGCCGTGGCTCAAACAGGCGCAACAATAAGTGCAGGCATTGCACAACATGTTGGACTAGGGACGTTGGTGTAAACTTTGAAAGTTGATACTTAATGTGGGGTATCACATGTCCAACAATAGAAAAATCTACAGCTTCAAATCTGTTGGACAGAAACAGATCGATTTTGACGAGCAACAAGTTGATGTAATCAAAAGAAGCCCTATAGGAATTTTGACTCCTGTTAGTTTTGCCCAATCTGGTGGAACTCTCTTCAGCATGACATTTGACATAAATGATCAAATCAAAGACAATCTCAAAAATCTCATCTTGACAAATCGTGGTGAGCGCCTTATGATGAATGACTTGGGAGCAAATTTGCAATCTTTGGTGTTCGAGTACAATAATGAAGACGTTGTCAATCAGGTCATTTCGAGCATTTCAAACACAGTCGCAAAGTACATGCCCTTCGTCGATCTTCGAGATTTTGAGACTAGGGTAGAAAGTTCAAGCAATGGCAACACAATTGGTGTTGTCGTTACAGTGACTTATGCAGTTCCCAGCATTGGTGCCACAAATCAATCTGTTGAAGCAGTTATTTACACTGCGGGGTAAGGGATGGCTAACGAAACGATAAAAAGCAAAATTAGAAAAGAGCAGAATAGAACATTCACTGCCCGTGATTTCGAATCCATAAGATCACAACTGCTAGACACTGCCAGAACTTACTTTCCTGACAAAATTCAAGACTTTTCCGAGCCTTCTGTGGGAGGTATGTTTTTGGATTTTGTTTCAACGGTAGGCGACTCTCTAAGTTACTACTTGGATCACTCATTTAGAGAACTTGATCCTTCAAGAGCAATTGAACCAGATAACATCGTCACACATTTGAAAAATGCAGGAGTTGAAATTGTTGGTGAGTCACCTGCTACTGTAACTCTAACTTTTTCATTTACATGCCCATCAGAACTTGTGAATGGTTCTTATTTGCCAAAGCTATCGGCAATGCCTATCATATTGGCAGGAACTTCTGCGACTTCTTTGAACGGTATCAATTTCAACACAGTTGAAGATTTGGACTTTACTGAAAAAGATAGGGATGGAAATTTTGTTGCACAGTTTGTTGTCGCTTCAACAAACTCAGACGGATCACCTTCAACATTCAAAGTCAGTAAAAATGTGATCGCTGTATCTGGCACAGAGACGACGCAAAATTTGACATTGTCAAATACACCAGTTCCGTTCAGAGAGATAACGCTTCTAGAAAAAAGCGTAAGTTCAATAATCGATGTCAGAGATAGCGATGGAAATGTGTACTATGAAGTCAAGTCTCTATCTGATGACACGGTATTTCAAAAAGTGAAAAATGTAGGCTCAGATGCTCAGGCAGCCCCTTATTACATAAGAATCATACCTGCCCCTTATAGGTTTGTAAGAATCTATGACCCTGTAACTCAGGTCACAACATTGAGATTTGGATCAGGCGATGCATCTTCTTTGGATGACGACATTGTTCCAGATCCTAGTGATCTTTCGTTACCGCTTTATGGAAAAACTGTCGTCCCTAGATTTTCAATTGATCCCAATTCTTTGCTTCAAACTAGCACTTTGGGTATTTCACCCAGGGGCACAACTTTGACAATTAGGTATCGTTACGGCGGAGGCATCTCACACAATGTAGCAACAGGCAACATTTTGACTATCAACATTTTGTCTTTGCAATTTAGAAAATCCCCATCAGCTTCTGATGCTCTCACTGTAAGACAATCTATTACTGTCACCAATCCAACCTCTGCATCAGGCGGAGATTCTGCTCCTACATTAGAGGATCTTCGAAGTAGAATCGCCGTTGCCAGAAAATCACAAATGAGAGTTGTGACGCGGCAGGATTTGTTAGCTCGTGTTTATTCTCTGCCGAACGAGTTTGGCAGAGTCTATCGTGCAGGAATTTCTGACAATCCTGCAAATCCAATGGCGCCAATTCTTTACATAGTGTCAAGAGATTCTGCAGGAAATCTAACTACATCTCCTGACACACTAAAGCAAAACATTAGCACTTATCTAAATGAGTTTAGATTAGTAGGCGATGCAATAGACATCTTGGACGCACAGGTCATAAATTTTGGCGTGAAGTATAGCATTTATGTTTCAGAGAATGCCAACAAATCACAGGTTATCGCCAATGTCAATCAAAGATTAGCATTCTCTTTAGACAAAAAGTTTTTCAACATAGATCAACCCATAATCATTGATGACATTACTAACATCATCATCAATAGCGATTATGTCGTTTCAATAATTGACTTGCAAGTATTCCCAAGGTTTGGCAACATTGAGGGTAGAATTTACAGTTCAACTGTGTTTGACTTTAAACAGTCATCAATGAAAGGTCTTGTTCGTGGAAATAAGGGCTCAATTTTCGAGCTAAAATATCCCAGTTTTGACATTGTTGGCAGCGCATTTTGAGGTGATAGATGATCATAGTTTGCACGGCTAGCGCCGACACTTACATTACGGACAAAATCATCTCGAGCCAATTTCGAGCAACTGATGCTAATGTCGGTCGGGCTGGAACTCTGGATCTTTTCAAACTTTACGATGAGACGCCTCTGCTTGGTGTAACAGGACAGACTGAAATTTCTCGCGCATTAATCAAATTCGACCTTCAGCCTCTTTACGATTTAACTGGCACAATTCTTGACATTAACTCTTCAAATTTCAAGGCTTACCTGCAACTTTTTGACGTTGCTGGAGGAAATGCAACGCCTGCAAATTTCAACATTGTTGCTTTTCCGTTGTCTCGATCTTTTGATGAGGGTGTAGGCAGAGACATTTCTGTTTTCAATGATCTAGATAGGGCTAATTTCATCACGGCTTCTTATTCGAATAGTGCCAATAATCTCTGGTTTACTTCGGGAGCAAATTCAGGAGGTTTGCTAAACAGCACTGACATTGATTACATTGCATCAGGAAATCTTGGATCTGGTGTCATCGATCTTTTTGCTAAACAAAATTTCGTAAAAGGTACTGAAGATCTATCAATGGATGTGACAACAATTGTTTCTGCGACTCTTGCAGGACTAATTCCTGACAAGGGTTTCAGATTGTCATATTCTAGTGATGAAGAAACAGATTTGAAGACGAGATTTGTCAAGAGATTTGCTTCTAGGCACGTTGTAAATTCTGTGCTAAGACCTCGACTTTTAGTGAGGTTCAATGATAGAATTCAAGATGACGGTGCAGATTTCAATTTTGATGTATCGGGATCTCTATTTCTAGAGAACTTTGTTGACAGTTCTCCTGCTAACATTGTCAGTGGATCAGCTTTGACACCCATCACAGGTTTGAACTGTGCAAAATTAGAGCTAGTAACAGGATCTTTTTCATTCACAACAAATGTCTCTCAACACAGAGCTGGTACAGCTGATGCATTTACTACAGGTTTGTATTCTGCGTCTTTTGCCATAGCTTCAAATGATGAAACAGTTATAGGAGGAACTGATACATTGGCGAAGTTTGTTGCCGCCTCAGGTAGCATTACTTTTGAAACTTATTGGAAATCAACAGATTTGACTTTTGCCTATCACACAGGCAGCCTGACAATGAAAAGAGTTCCTAGGTCACAAAGTAATTTCACAACCAGAAGGCCGACGCTTAGAGTGACAAATGCCAACTCTTATTACTACCAAAATGACACCATACGATTCAGAGTTTTTGGCATTGACTTAGATTATCAGTTCAATTTACCTGCAAAAAGACCTAGAAAATTGACGTCTATTGTCTATGACAAAGTTTACTATCAAGTGATCGATAAATTTTCAGGGAAAGTGATACTCGATTACGATAGTGTGAATGATTCCACAAGGCTTTCAGTTGATGGTCAGGGCATGTTCTTTGATTTCAAAATGCAAGCCCTACCGGCAGGAAGAACCTATGCTTTCAGATTCTACATTACTGAAAGAGGAAACACTTACCTTTCAAACGAAGATGACACTTTCTTTGAAGTGAGGCCCTAATGCCAAGAGAGCAAAATAGCCTCGGTAATCTTCTTTTTGATCCTACTTTGTCCAGAAGAAGAAAAGATTCGTCTCCCGTAAGAGAGAAAAATTCTAACGATCTTTCTTCTGATTCTTCTGCTTTAACAGGATCTTTTAGATTTGACCCTCCAGGTTCTCCACTTAAAAGCACTCAGCAACTCAACTTAGATTTTTCAAAATTTGAGAATCACACGTTCTTTAATTCTGCGCAAGCAAAAGTACAAAAAGCTTTTGGAAAAATCATCAACAGCTATCCTTTTGATGGAACTAAGCCTGAAATTGATCAGTTCATTGATGAACTGACCGGCTTTGAAAAATATGTGTTTGACAGTATTCCTCATTCATTGGGTTATCTTGTTTTTAGTGGGGCGGTAGGTCCTAGTTCAATAGGGTCATACATTTCCGTAAAAGATTTTCAAGGAACATTCTCAAATACTCTCTCTAAGAGCCCAACAGGTAAATCGA